CTGCTGAGCATACTGACCAGAAAGAATCTGAGTAGCAGTGTCCCAAAGTGCTTGAGGATCTTCTAAACCACTTTGACGCAAGTTATTGATAATACCAATGACTTGTTGTCCGGCAGGAGTAACAACAGGTTGACCGTAGCCGTCTGTCATGACATTGCCTGCTTGATCCAACTGGTAAACCCAGTCTGCATTTCGCATGTCAATATCTTCGACAACTTCGTCTATATATTGCGCCTCTTGCCTTTCCTCGAATTCATCTAACAGGGAACCATACCTGTCAACAAATAATTTATCGAACTCTGCTTCGATGATTTCCGGGAGGACTTCGTGGGGTCGATTAGCAAGACTTTCCTGCCAATCTTGGTGATACCGAACATATTGGTTTGCCTCTGAAATAATTTCAGGAGGTGTATTATGTTTCCACCTATGCTCGGTTTCACCGGTCTCTGGGTTTGTTACAGTTTCCCGCCATAAAGCAATTTCATCTTCATCGATCTCTGGTGGGCTCCACCATCGACCTTCATACTCCAGTTGCTCTTCTTCACGAAATGACTGTAACTCGTCTTGGAAGTTTTGCCAGTTCATCTGCTGCTGTTGTTGTTGCTGCATTTGTTGGTAGCCATAGTTGGCTGCCTCTTGCTGCTCATACAACTGCTGTTGATACTGATCTTGTAATTGTTGTTGATACTGTTGCTGTTGCTGATGATAATCCTGCCACTGGGTGTTGTAGTCCATGGCTTGGTTGTACGCATTTACAAGTGCGTCTTGCGGATTCCCATCTCCAACATCTATACCAAGTTGCTCCACCGCTTGCTGGAACTGATTGGTTTGTGGTGAATCAGGAGTCTCGGTAAATACGTCCGATAAATCTAATTCAGCACCTTCTTCGGGTGAACTATCCACAGATTCATCCACAGAACTATCAACTGTTTCTGTGTAATCATCCTGAGTAGGCTCTGAATAATCAGACCCAGTGTTTTCCTCAACTGTAGATTGCTCTAAGGTTTCTTCCATAATCTCTTCTGACATGAACTTTCCCTTTCGTCTTAGGTTATTTATATAATGATACTGGTTTTGTCGGAGCCAGCACAATACACTATTTCATCTCACGCCGTAATTAAGGCGCGAGTTTGGTCAGTTCGTGTCTTAATTTATCCTTTTCGGGAAATAATGCAACAGAGCGACGACATTTTGTCGCCGGTTCTACATTTTTCCCTCCAGGGCCCAGGCTGCATTGCGAACATCATCAAATCCAATGATCCGCCGTTCGCCTGGGAAAAACACGAATGTGGGGCAAGTTGGTATGGATCTAGCAAATCCATACTGGTGTGAGTAGGGGCTACTTATCTGGTAGGAGCCTGGCCTAGCAGCGTATCGTTTTTGTCCATGCTTGATGAACATCTCCACTGCAGCTTCATGGTGGTGGCCGATAACCCCGACATCAAACAGTTCTTCGTTGTTTTCGTAGAACCGTTTGACAGCGTGGGTTTGATTGAGACTAGAGTTGAATCGGCCCGTCTGGTGTCTAACCACCATCTTGTACATTTGATCCTGTACAGTGATGTCCAGCCTGGCTTCGGCTGGTGCATAACAAACTTTTTGATTGTTTGCTAGCTTGGAGAGATAATCCACTCCGCCGATCTGTGCTGTCCAAGCATCGTGATTTCCTGAGATAATGGCGAGTATCTTGTCTCCGAACAATTGCAGATAATAGTCGAACAACCGCCATTGCTCATCAGGCGTAGAGTTTGCTCCGATAAGGGCGGATCTATGCTTGATGTGGTTATCGACTCCATCGCCGCCAAAGACTGCATAGAATCCTTTTGTGTTTCTGATAAGTTCGGCATCTTCTTTCATCCTTTTAAAGTCGCAGGGTGTACCAGGCGCAATGTGCTGATCGCTTATGACGGATATAGCAATTGGGCCCGAATCAAAGTTTACTTTGAATCGACCTCGCTTGCTAGCTTTATCAATTGCTTTTATGCCTTTTTGTTCCGCTCGTGCCCACTCCGTGTCTCCGTCCCAATCGTCTTCCCATTCCGGCTGCACAATACGAAGCTCAGCTTCTTTTACCTTTTGCTTCATTTCTTTTAGTTCAGCTTTTAACAAACTATTTTCAAAATCATAAGAAGCGTCTTCAAGACTTTGCTTTTCACTAGGAGTAAATATTTTTGATTTACTGCTCCTAGTTTTGGTTAAGCCAAGCTCTTTTAGCTTGTGCCTAATGGAGGGTTCGGATCTTCCAATCTTCAAGGCCATTTCGGAAATGGCGACCTTTTTGTGGTGTCCGTTTTTAATGAATTCAAACTCTTCGCTAGTCCATGGTCTACCGGCCATAATTTCTCCAAAAATATTCGGATGTGTTCTTGTAATGCTAAAGGTCTAAATGTATGGTAACTGCACGTAACGGACTCCGCCAGCGCAATATCGCCTAAAGAACTGTTGGGTATTATCCCAAACCTCACTACGCTAAAATGTAATGAGGTGCCTGAGTCCACCTTGCAAAAAAGTGTGAGGCGTTAATTCTGAGGCCGAGGTGCGCATGTCAATTAAATATTATATACTAGCAAAGCAATATGACACTGGACCAGTTAAAGGTGATGTAATGGTCTGGGAGGGTGACTACTGGCACTTAGACAGGACAAACGAAACTTTACTTGTTAGATTTTTATGGGAACCTAATGGATACTTCTTTCCCGTGCCCAAGGAAGATCTAATCGAATTTGTTGCAGCAGCAGAACTAGAAGACCCTAGCGAAATAACTAACAGAGAAAAGAGAATCTGGAGCTCACCTTTAAATGACTGATTCTATTTCATGCTCTACGTGTCGATACTGGATAACATCCGAAGTAAATGAAGAGTGGGGGTTTTGTAAATTAAGCGATCCATCAGTTCCTGAAACCCTCAATAGAAATGTTATCGTCATGAAAGACAAAGATAATAATTTATTCGAAGTTGAGCTGCAGCATAAGAGTAACATGGAAGATATATTTTCTATGACACTTTGCAGTAAAGATTATGGATGCGTGCAGTATGAAAAAATGCCCGAAATGTAATTGTTCTAAACTACGAAAGTATTCTGTTTCTTTCGGAAACAATCCCTTAAAAAAATATGTACAGTGCCTAGAATGTGCCTGGAGCCTTGAGTTGAAAAGATCTAAACCACCAGAACATTACGATCAAGAGATACAGCCATGGGATGTAATTGACGCCTGGAGGCTAGATTTTTGGGAGGGTAATGCAGTAAAGTACATCTGCAGGGCTGGCAAGAAAGAAAACAACTCTGCTGTTGATGATTACAATAAAGCAATTACTTACCTACAAGAATGCATCCGAAGGGCCCAAGATGGATAATACATTCAACAACATGGAAAGCAATATACTGCAATCCTGTGAAATATTAAATGACATGCTCGTGAACACTGCTATGTACTACACCGCTGTTGGAAAAGAAAAGCGTGAGATACTTTCTGAAGCCGCGCTTGTATGCGGCACCCTCTTAAGCACATTGAAAGAATTAGAGCCCGAAGATGGCGGACAATAGAGCCTACTTAGCAAACCTAAGATTTGCAAAAGCTGCCTTAAACTCGGCAGCCGATTTATTAGCAATCAAAGAATCTGAAGAGAACGAAAAGCTAACAGCAGTCTGTCAGTCGATAAGCGAAAAGGCTAGATGCTTAGCTAACATGCTAGAGCACGAAGAAACAGTGCTGACAAACCTAAGCTAACTACCACCCAACGGAGGAAGGACTGCTCCGCGTGGTAAAGGCAACGGCCCTTGGCCAGGCGGGGACTGCTCTGGAAAAGGCATACCTATTGAATTAGGCCCGCTGTAATTAGGGTCTATTGGCTTTGGAAATGGAGTCTGCGGAACAGGGGCTTGTGGGGCAGCTGGCGTAAGAGATCCCAGCCCGAGTTCTTTGTGAAGATATTTTCTTGGAGTCCATTCGCCAAAATGATCCCAAGGCCGGAAGTATACACGGCCATCGGGCCCTTTTATACGCCCACCTCCGACTTCTATCAAACTTTTCAATGCTTTAGAGTAGGGAGAATCACCAGCCAGGGCAGACGACAGGGGGGACGACAAGTTTGTGGTTGGGTATCCTATGCCAGGAACGCTGCTTCCTAAGTTTTGTCGTTTCGTCATAGCGTTGGCCTATTTCCTGTAAATGGATTTCGTATCTGCTTCCTAGCTCCTCTCGGCTGAAATACAGTCTGTCGCTTTATTTCTCTCGGGGCTTCGTTAACAGACTCTTTTGCCATAATCTTTTTTAGTTCCTCTACGGGAGGATCGTCTTTCTTCTGGCTACCAAGTCCACCTTTGACAGCAGGCTTAATTGGCGCCGGATCTACCTTCGGGGCTTGGGGTTTTTGAAGGTAGTTTAACCTGCTCCATTGAGATAATATCCCGTGCATGTTTGGCTTTTTTTCTACGTACCCATTAAAAGCTCTCGAAAGAGAGTTCCGCATATTGAACCCTACCCCCTTTGAGCCCCATAGGTAATCTTTAAGATGCCCTCTAGATTTATCACTAAATTTATATCGGTCAAAATCTATTGTTGGATCTGCATCAGGATCTTTCCGTCCCATCAAAAAGTTTCCCTTCCGCCAGTGAACGGGTCGCGTCGTCTCTCCCTAGCCTGCTGAGCATTAAACGTGGTTTGCTTGTAGGTGTTCTCTGGGGTCTTAGCAGGAGCTTGTGTACTCTCCTTAGCCATAATCTTTTTCAATCTATCAACAGTAGATTCCGGCTTTGCAGTAGAGCCAGACTCAGGTTCTGTCTTATCTTCTATTTTAGCTGGAGCTGCCTGCTCGATTTTCTTTATGCCTTCCACTGCTTTCTTTGTTCCAGAGTTTAATACAGGGCCGGAATCAGGCAGTTGTCGGATTGCAGGGTCTTCCAGCTGTTTCCAGCTGTTCTTCCATCCATCAGGAGTGCTCCAGCCGCCGATATAAATAGGCATGTCTTCTGGGTTAGGCTGCCCTACAGACCCAGGCAGGCTTCCAACTCCACCTGGTATTAGGTCTTGTAGAGCAGGCCCTCCTCGAAATACCATGTCTTCTAGTCCAGGATGCGCTCCGGTAGAAGGTGGCCCTACAGGTTTGGTAAACAATCTGTTGCCATAAGCAGAGGGCGATACACTAAATTCGCCAAAATTAAATGTCCTTGTGAATTGACCATCCTGCTGGTCAAATATCCCCGCTAAAGCGTTTTGCATTGACGCTTCTCTTGTGCGGTTTCTATTGGCCCGCCAGGATTTCTGCTGGTCATTTAACTGATCCCACGGAGTGTTTAGTGGAGCATACCCAGGGTCATTTGTGTCCATCCTTTCTGCACCCAACATGTTCATTTGGTTGAAAGCATTCCACTGACGCAGTTGTTCTGCATCGTATATAGGACCTTCGTATTCACTTATATCTCTTTGGTTTCTACCCGGTTGTATGAAATTTGTGAGGTTCTTTATCTCTTGATTTATTTTATAGAAATCAGATTCAGTTCCTCCACGGTTTCTATCACCCTGAACTTCCTCTATCATCCCTATGACATCGTAAGCTCTTTGCTGCCTGCGCAATGCTTCATCTTTAGATATTTCGCCAGATTGCCAAGCCCTAGTAAAGCCAGCAGCTTCCTGGGCAAGTCGAGTTGCAAGGTTAGGCCCGTAACGGTCATACTCAGAGCCCCCATATATTTCACGCATCGCGCGATTCTTGAGTGCTTGTAAATACCCAAGGCGCCCGTAAACTGAGCTCCATTTATCCTGAGACATTAACTAAACTCTCTGTTTATCTCATTACTCGTTGGCGACCTGGAATGACTCTGCCTCTATTAGCACCTCCTCCTCCGTACTGAGAGATAAAGCCTCCGCCACGACGAGGTACAATGCGCCCAGTATTTCGACGGCCTCTAGCCCCTCGACGTTTTTTGAGATCCCAAGTGTTACTCATGCGACGGCCCCTGCCATCAAGGGTTTGCACTGGGCCTCTTTGAGGTCCAGCTTGGTTACGTCGTCGTTGTGCTAGTTTTTGCCGATTGGCGCTATCAAGCCCCTTTCTGGCGTTTTGGCCACCAGCCATAAAGCTGCCACCACTTCCGCCACCACGAAAATAAGTACCACCCGTCCTAGAGTTTGCTTCACGACCTCCACGCAGTCCTGTGCTGGGACGAGATCCACGACCTCCCCTAGCATCCCATCGACGACCCTGCGGAACAGGCCTGAAGTTTGGTAAAGTCTGTTTGCCATCTGGCCTCTGGTTAGGCCCTCCCCACCTAGAGTATTTGTCTATTACACGACCTTGGCCACGGCGACGATTGAATGCGTCAGCAAATCCACCACTTGTGGGACGGCCCATACTGCCGCCGCCCATGCCAAAGCCACCTCGACCTCCGGCCAAACCTGTGCCAGGGCGACCAAATCCTTGCTGCTGTCCACGACCACCAAATCTTCTGTTATACCCACTAGCACTTTTTCCTGAGCCTGCTAAAGCACGACTACGAGCACGACTGTTACGGCGGTACTGTTCACGCTGTTGCTGGGTTCTTTCTTTGCTTTGCCCCCAATCACCCCAAGTTTCAGTGCCCCTGGGCATATTAGGGTTAGGGTTGCGAAGGCGTTCTCGCTGCGCTCTTGATCTCGCGGCTCTTTCTCGAACAAATCTATCATACGCAGAGTTTCCGCCTGCTGGCCTAGCAATAATACTCATACTTGAGTTCCTTTATATATTCTATCTTGCTCTTTTATTCCAACGTCTCTGGCGACGTGCCCTATAAGACTGCATCTTCTTAGGGTCTAGGAGGTGTGTAAAACTTGTTACTCTGTTTGGAAGGTGCCTGCCGCGAGGGTCTTTATTAGCCTGCCTTCCACGCATATTGCCTGTAGCTTGGTGTCTTTTGCCACGCTTCCAAGCAGATCGACGCTTCTTGTTTAAAGCACGATGGTCTGATATTGCTTTGTCTGTCCATAATGGATTGGCAGGAGCTCGACCGCTATCAATAATATCTCTTGCGCTACGGGTGCGGTGGCCTTTTCTACTTTTGCGGCGAGCCCATTTATCCTGAACCTCACGGGGCACATGGCCGTGAGAATAACCCATAGCGCCCTTTCGACCACCTCGTCCTCGAATACCCGCACCTGGACGACGGGCCGATGCACCGCCTTGACGTTGTTTCCATCCGGGTGTCTTCATGCGGGAAGCTCTTGCCCTCTTGCGACTCATAGAATCGCGGGCATCTCGCTTAAAACGATCTGCCATCGCGCGTCGTCTTTCTGGAGACATCTTCTTTAGCCAACTCATTACTTCTTACCCTTCGTGCCCATAAGAGCTTCAATGATAGGTGATAAGCCTTCCATGCCTTTTCCGATCTCTTTAGACAAGCCTTCTAGCATCTCGCGGTTCTTAGCGTTAGATCCAGGAGGAATGACAATCGTCGTGCTAGTCCTAGGACCGTAAATTCCGGGGTCGATTTTCCGAGGCCTTAAATGCGCAGGAACTTCCATGTGAAATCCGCGATCGGTTGATCTCAAACGCTCAAGCATTTCTGGAGGAGGCGGAGTCATTTCCTCATAAGGAAAAGAATCAGGAATTCTAGGAGCAGGCGGCCCCAAGCGAGGCTCACCCTCTGCAGCATGGCCCGTGCTTGGATAGCCAATGCCAGGAACGCTACTGCCCTGAACAGGGCGAAATGGATAAATCGGCTCACCCTCGACCTTGGGAGGAACCTCGTACATATAAGGTGCCTTCTGGTGCGGCCCCTGGTAAGGAGTATCAATCATGCGCGGGACAGGAATAACTCTAGGGTCAAGGTCACCAACAATCATTTCGTCATCAATGTGGCCGGATGCCTGCGCCTTGCGCAAGTCACGAAGATCGCGGCCCCTCGCCGGAATGTAGCTATCAAATAAAACCTGCGCCGGAGGCGGAGGAGGAGTGTACGGTGCTGGCTGCATATCTTGGTAAGGCATAGAAATTTCCCGAGAACGGAAGATAGATTGAATTCAATAACTCAAATTATAGCAATAACCGCAATTAGCTTAACAGAGAACTTGAAAAAATATACTTCCGGCGACATTATGTCGTCGGCAGAACCCCGCCAAAGCCAAGAAAGGAAATCGCCAAACCAAAGACATCTGGTAAAAATTTCAGCAAAACCCCCCTGCCCTGCCCCAGAAACAACAAAACCGAGCGACATTTGGCTAAGGAGTGTGAGAAGATCACGCCTTTTGGCTTAGAAAAGTGAAAAAATCTGTGAGTGGGACATATATACACACCACATGCAAATGGGGCCTTTGGGGTCTGCTTATATGTGACGTACGACCGAGCGGCTTGCCGGAACGTATGGCTGTGCCGAGTGTATGAATAGGACATGTAGTACATGCACACAGGTTCTTCCCCACTTCATATTGCGGAGCGGAGCGGAGTGATATGTAGTTGTGGGGGAGGTTCTTTGTGTATGTAGTACATGATCCTCATACACTGTGCGTAGGAAATTCCACGACTGGTTGCGCATAAAAAAACCCCGCTGGAACCACTGAGGGAACCAACGGGGCTAGGGAAGGTAGAGTTACTTAGCACGCTTCCAAGGCTCTTTAAGTGCACACATGGTTGGTACGTTGCTGAATTTGACTCCGGTTGCTCGTGCTATATCGCTTTGCCATGTTTTAGCGTTAGCAACGAAAAGTCTTGGAACGCGCTTGCCTCTGCAGTTGTGCAGTTCGCCTTTCCATTCAGCGAAGAACCCTTCGATTGGAACTTCGACAAGAGGTTCGTCTGAGTTCTGAATCTCGGTTATTGTTTGACCGAGGATAATGTGCATAGGCACTTGGATTAGGTCGTCTCCAACTTGGATAACACCGAAACGTTTGTCCATCGTCAATGTGCTGTTAACGTTAGTTGGCATATCGACGACAGGAAGTTGAGAAATAGCAGACATAGTATGTCTCCATATAAAAAGAAGTTAAAAAGTGTTAAATCGAAATAATCGATACACAATGAAGTTAGAGTGGGATTTATCTCGCACAGTGTATCCCTCTACTCGGCACAGACAGGAGTGTAGGCTAGCCTGTGAGGGAGTAGTCTCATATAAGAAGGCCTCAAAGGTTTCATTTGCATGTGGC